TTAAAGATACTCACACGGCCACCGCCCGCCATCTTCTTGACACTGCCGCCAATAGCCTTGTGCATAGCGAATCGCTTTTGGAATCGGGCCATGTCTTCTTTGGATTCTTTGCGGCTTACTGAGCCACCGTCCTTGCGCAGGAAACCCTTGCCTGTGACCATGTCGTTCATCACCTCAGTGGCTGACTTGCCAGTCTGCTCGGCGGTGCGTTTGATCAGCCTCTCAAGGTTGTCCACATAGTTCTCTGGCTTGGTCTTGAGCGCGGTCACATCAGCGGAGCCATACCAGCCAAGTGCCTGCGCCTCTGCTGGCGCAATGTTGTGCCGCTTGGCACCGCGTTGCCACAACTCCTCAAAGCCTGCGTACTCAGACCCCTTGGGCGCGGCCTCCCAGAACCCGGGGCGTTGCTTGGCCTCACGCATTGTCATCTCACCCGTGTCAAACATCTCACGCGGCTTGTACGAGTTGATCACCTTGCCCTTGTCGTCCTTCTCCACTAACTTGCTGGTCAGCCAACGCGGGTCACCCTGCTCGATAATTGGGCCACGCAGTGCATTCACATCCACCGTTACAGGTTGTAGGTTGCCAAGCAGGTTCTCGTAGAAGGTGCCCAACTTCTTGTTGGGTGGCAATGCCTCGCCGATCTTGCCTTGGCCGATCATCACGGCGCGGTTGAAGATGTCACCCTGCGCCAGCGATCCATATCCTGTGGGCAACTCAACCAGTTGGCGGCCCTCGGCTAGCGACGGGTCTTCCTTGAGCGCCTTCTTGAGTTTGTTGGTCAAGAGTAGGGAGTTCTCAGGCAGTTGGCCTGTCTCACTCAGGTGGTACAAGTACGATCCCATCTGGTTCTGTTTGTCCACTGGGTTGCGCTGGCTGGCGCTTGCCAGTTGGGCCATCAGTGACTCAAACTGCTCTGGAGTGCGGCCAGCGTCCATCGCCACTTGGCGCAGAGGTTCAGTGCCGTACCACTCCTGCACATTCAAGTCTTTGCCCTTGTTGATCAGGCTGTCCACCTTCTTGCGGGCCTTGGGGCTGTCCAGAAGGTCTTGCGTGCGCTCGTTGTACTTGGGCGACTTGTTGGCCGCACGAGCCTTGTCCACCGTAGGCATACGCGGCAGGTCTTTCTGTTCACGCGGCGTGTACATCCCTTGGTCACGAGGCATCAGCGGCAGGCCAGTGCCGCTTGGCGTGGTCATGGGCGCTTGCTGGGCCTCCAATGCCGCCTTCAACTTGCCTGCGGCCAACTGCTCATCAGCCGCCTTGCTTGCGGCTTGGATTGCCTTTAAGGCTCCTTGTGCAGGTTTGCGAAAGTCAGCCATGTTGTTCCTTATGCAGAATACGGGTTCACCCGCTTCGGTTGGGTGAACTCCAGATAGTCGTCGTCATTATCAGGCGGTTCGGGATTGATGTCGAGCCAATTCATGTCCTTCAATAACCGAATCGCTTGCGTTGCGCTATCGACATAGTCGTCGTGCGCCGCATCAGGGAAGGCGCATATTTGAGACAGGAAGCCCTCGGCCCAACTCCTGACATAGCCCTTGTGGGTGTCGGACTCAGGGAGCCAGACACGGCCAGTCGCAAAGATGCTGGCGGTGATCTGGAGCCTCTGCATTTTGTCAGCCCTGCCGGGGTTGTACGCCCTCACGGGCAGGTGGGCGTATCGCAGTTCCTGAATGAGGGAGATGCCTGCGGCCTTGTCCTCCACGAGGATCAGGTCTGGCCGCTTGGCATCGCGCCCTTCGCCATAGGACACACGCCACTCCTCAATGACCTTGGGCTTGAGTTTGGGGAAGGACAGGTGTTCAGCCCAGCAGTCGATCAGAAGCACGCTCATAGGCCCGTCCTGCGGCTTAAACACGCCCCATGTGGTCATGGCCGTCGGGTCGTTGTGTTCCTTCTCCGAGAAGGCGCAGTCATAGGACTGCACGATGTACTCGAACTTGGGGAAGGGCTTGTGCCCCGGCCACAGTTTGAACATATCGCGGGACACCACCTTGCCGTCCTCAAGATCGACCAAGGCACCCATGACCTCCTGCTCATAAAGTTTTGAACCACGGTAGGTCTCCAACTGCCGCTGAAAAGCCTTGTCGAGGTTCTTGGCGTTGTCGTAGGTGCTGGCGCGGGCAACCACCACATCGTCACCCTCACGGCCCACCAGATCGAGGATCAAGTCCTTGGGGCGCGGTGTCGTGGTCACAATGACACGCGGGTGGCTGTGGGGCTTGTCGTCGGGCTTGATACGCAGGCCCAGCATCATGTTGTCCCACGCCTCGTTGGGGCCAAGGTAGGTGAACGCGGCCAACTCATCACACCAGCAGAACGAGGAGTTGATACCACGCAGGCGGTCATACGAGTCAGCAGACACGCCTCGAATCTTGGAGCCGTTGGTCAGCCTGATCAGGTGGTCTTGCTTGTTGTAGTCCTTCACCAGTGCTTCAGGGATGCAGGCAAGCAATCCGCTTGGCCCTTCAAAGCAGGTGAATTTCAAGTCCCCCGACGTAGGGGCCAGAACAATGCTCATCGTGTTGGGGTGCGTCCATGCCCACCACCACAGGGCTTCAGCGGCACTACGAGTCTTCCCGGCCCCACGGCCTGCCAGCATCAAAAAAATCGAGTAATCTAGATGCAGGTCGGGCGGTATCTGGTATGCGTGTGCCATCGCGATCCACTTGGCGTGCGCGATGAAAGCGATTCGGTTATGTTCGGGCAGAGTAGCAAACTCGGCCACGGTTTCTTCATCGAATAGGTCAGCCAGCACGCTTGGTCATCTCCATGTTGCGGATGATCTCCTCAAACTTGCTGGCCGTCGCATCTTGCGTGGCAATGGGCGCTCCACCTTCAACACCCTCCAGCGCCACACGGTCGCCGTACTTCTTTGGCTTGAGTTTCATGGCCGTCCACTTGCGGGCCTCAATGCGCTGTCTCTGCCACTGGATGTAGGTTATGTCCAGACTGGTGCGACCCTTCTCGTCGGTGTACTCAGGCGGCATCTCATCAGCGATTGACAGTATCTCGTCGGCGTTGGTGTCGGCTTGCTCCTCACGGGCGCGTGCGTATTGCTCCGCAAAGACGGTGTGGCGAATCAACCACTCATAAACCGTAGACTGCGCTGGGAGTCTCCCCACAGTGTCAGCCTTCAGTATCTGCCTTAGACTCATCCCCTCACTAAGCATCATGCATATGAAGTCTGCTGTCTCTTGGTTGTACTTTGTTGGCCTGCCTGTTTTTGCGGGCGTAGAAGCCTTTGCGGCCTTTGCGGCTACCTTGGCCTTACCTATGGCTTTTGCGGCCTCCTGTGCCGCTCTAGTGTTCTTTGCGGGCCTCTTTGGCCCCTTCGGTGTTTCTGGCATGACCCATAGTCCCCATAGTGTCGAATTGATCGCAGTGTAATCGATTCGCTTATGGTTCGCCATACCTCTCGGCTTTTGGGGCCGAGAAACCCATTCGGTTTTACTTCGCTTTCGGTTCGCTACATAGTCCGATGATGATGGCGCGAGGGCTTTGTTGGTTGCATTCCTCTTCAGTCAAAATGAAGTCGGGTGCCCACACCATTAGGAACAAAATCACAATGAACATTATACCAATTGTTATCTTCTGAATCAAGGTCTCTTCAGGTAATTGTTGGCTTGGAAGGTCTTTCATCATGTCGTCGATCTCCTGATTATTCATCGTCTTCCTCCTGCTCGGTTTCGATGGCAGTGTGCTGGGCCTCCCAGTCACGCTGTACTTGACGACGGCGCTCTTCCTCCGCCAACTGCTCTGGTGTGATGGCCTTGAACTGCTTGAGCAAGTCGGCCTCCAGTTGATCCATCAGGTTGCCCATGTTCATGCTGTCACCTCTTTTGCCAAGATGGCTTGCAGGCCAGCCAACAACTGCTGGGCCTCGTCGCGGGTCAGGGTTGTGTATGCACCGCCGCTCTTTACGCCAATTTTAAGCCACGCGCCTCCATCGTCCCACTCAGTGATGGAAACACGGGACTGGTCTTCGGTGTAGATGGTGATGTCAATTTCGTTTGTCATAATCGATTCGCTTTCGGTTGGTTATTGATTTGGTTTAAATGGGGCCGAAGCCCCGTTCTAATTAGCCTGCTTGCTTCTCTGCAAAAACGCGCTTGGCTTCTGTACCCTGACCCAAATACTCGTCAGAGCCGTAGGCTGGATCGACTTCGTCCCAGCAATTTGCATCCAATGCCACGCCAGCCTTGAGAGCGGCGTTAACGCGCTGGGCCAAACGCTCTGCCTTGGCAGATGCCTCTTCACGCATATCAGGGAAAAAAGCGTCGCCAGTCTCTTCGCAAATAACTTGCTGAGTGCCGTTGAATGTAATGACATGGCGGAAGCGACGACCAGCCTCGTTCTCGACCAAAACATAAAAGCACTCGGCGATAAAGGGATGACCGTCGCAAGCGTAACCTGCGTTGTACAAGTCAGATGCGGCGTATGCTGTGTAAGTTGCGTTCATTTTGATTTCCTTCTCTGTTAAGTTTCGCTGTCCTGCGTTTTGCAGTGATGTTAGTGTAACACAGAATTTCACCTTGACAACACTTTTTTAAATTATTTTGTAGGGACTTACCCTTAGTCGCTCATATGCTTGGCGATCTCCTGCTCGATGCGGCGCTCGTCCTTGCTAGTCAACTTCTTTTCCAGCCACGGGGTCACACACCACCCAGTCGCTCTCGCTGTAGCCGTGGTAGTCCCAGTCGCTGGCCGCGTTCTGGCTATACGAGCCAGCAACGCTGATGTAGTCAACAACACCGATCACGCAAGGGATGCCTGCGACACGGGTCTCAAATTCTGCAATGTATGACATGGTAATTCCTTCGCTGTTAGTTGGGGCCGAAGCCCCGTTGATTTTAGAAGTGTGGATCATAGTGGTGGTCACGCATACCGAGGATCAAGCCGCCACTTCGGCGTTGCTTGAATCGGCCTGTCTCTTGGTTGATGTAACCGCGAACCCACTTGCCTGTCTTGCGATCCATGCGGTACATATCGGCGTACCCGTAAGGGTTTGACTCAAAGGTGTATACGGCGCTACCGTCATGCACGCTACCAGAGACAACCGTTGGCTTGTCTTCGATGACAAAAATCTCGTATGC